TATCTTTTCAGGGATTCCATAACGGAATCGCATATTATCGCAATCAGTCCAACCGCCTTCGGCTCCGTATAGTGTATCTTGTTTATTAATACCGGGACGCGGAAATTTTACTTTGGTTATGGGCATAAAACCTCTATTAAAAGAGATTTTATATCACTTTTTAAACCAAGCTGGAAGTCCTAAATGAGCTCTACGATCGTATATATTTTCTTTAGATCCTTTAGTTTCAACATTATTGTAATGTAAGAATACTTGAGCGCAGTCATCAAAAGATAATTTATCTCTCCAATGCTCTAATTCATTTCCTCTATAAACTAACATATCACCAGGTTGTAACATTACTTTAATACCTTTAGATTTAGATGGTTTATAATTACCTGTCTTTTCATCTACACCACCTTGTGATGCATCTGGTTCTAAATATATTGGCCAACAACCACCACCTAAATGCATAGTTGTAGAAATCTCACATGAAAATCTATCTTTGTGTTTATGTAAGACATCTCCTTTTTTATAAATCCTAGCATAAGAATAATTTGGGTTTAATTTAAGAGATGTCTGTTTTTCCATTACTGGAAGTAATTTAACAAGTAATGTTTCCATTACAATGTCAGAATAATGTGAATATGTTTCTGGAACTTGTTGATCGTTCCATACACCAAAGTATTCAGTAAATTGTGAAATATATTTATTATCAAACATAGTTCTTGCAACTTTTTTCTTCATCATGAAATAATCATAACAAAACTTTGCAAGATCTTCAGATATTGCTTCTTTAATAATTACGTATTTATTTTTTTTAAAACTCATTTTTTCTCCTTTATTGTATTTCTAACAGTATCTGTTATCATTTTTCTTACAGCTTGTAAATTGAAATGGATAAATCTAAATGGTTCTACTCCATTATCAACCACATATTGATGTTCCATATAAGCTGGGAAAAATATCATCGTACCTGGTTTTGGCTTGTAATGAATTTGATGTGTTCCAAGTGTAATTTCAGTTTCATTCTTTAATGGTAATTGTGTCATTAATTTTGCTGGTCTTGGATCTTGAAATACTGGCATTGAAGTTTTATCTGAACATTTTAAAAAATAAAAACCAGAAATGTGATTATCATAATGTATATGACCTTCATGATGGCCACCACCTTTATCTCCAAATTCTTGTACCCAAAATTCAGTCCAAAATAATTCATAATTTTTTAAATCATAACCCATATGATCTAAAAGATTCCATGAAGTTGAGCCAATATATTCTTGCAATTCTTTTAAAACAGGATCTCCTATTAATGATGCAGAATGATAACTCATTCCATGATCTCCTATTTTTTTACCAAATTTCTTTTCTCGTTCTTTAATAACTTTAACATTATTTTTTCTAGCTTCTTTTATATATTTATCACAAACTTTATTTATATTATCTACCCATTCTGGAATTTCTATAGAGTAGACTGGTGAACTAAAATAATTTGAAGAACTTAACTGATCTGTTTTTGACATTATTTAAATGGATATCCAAGGTTCCAAATCACCAATGAATATCTTGTTCCTTTCGTTACTGGTTTAACTCTATGCCAAACGTGTGATGGAAAAACTACAATAGATCCACGTTCTGCTATTTCTGCACATTTTCTAATAGTTGGTTTATCTGGGTCCATGTTTCTAAAATCAAATTCTAATTCTCCACCTTTATAATCTTTTGGATCTGATAATGAACATGTCACAGATAATTTTCTAATTTTACCAAATGTATCTTTATTATCTTGATTTGCATAAGGAGCATTCCAAGAATCACAATGCCAATCATAAAATTGATTTAATTTATATTTTGTAAATTGACATGCTTCTGAATAATCCCAATCAAAATTCCAATTAGCTAATTTATTGGCTTGATGAATAAAAGGTTGAATTTCTTTATATACCCAACGATCGCTTAACCATACAACGTTTGAATCTCTTTTCTTTTTTAAATCTATTATATCTTCTTCTTTTAAATCTTTACCTTCTTGAAGTTTAGTAGTTTGACCACCTGTAAGTGCTAATTGTTCTTGTTGTGCAGTACCATATTTAATTAATTCATCACAAAATCTAGGTGTGAGTGCACTTTTAAAATAGTAGTAATAATTCTGTAGATTCATTCTAATGAATATATATTAATTTCTAGAAGTTTTGTAAAGGTCTAATATTATTTAACTTAGTTACCTGTAGCTATCCAAGATAAAGTGTCGGGTAACCAAGCAAATGTATTTTTTTGATCATCTTTACCAAGCCATCTTAAATTAGATTCATCCCAATGAATAATGTAAGGTGTATTATATCCATAAGTTGTAACTGTTGGATATGCAACGGGTGCTTGCCAGTCGTCATTAGAGTCTAGTGACCAAGATGCAAATGGTTGTGGTGCGATAAATTTATTTTTTGTGAAATCAAATGTGTAACCAATTCCAGCATATTGTTTTCTGAAATTATTATTATAAGAAGTTTGAACCCATTTTACACCATTTTCTGAAAATGGAGTATATGTTCCAAAATAATTAGCAGCTTCCTCTGATAATTCTCCTCCATGAGTAGCAATATCTTGATTACAAGCTGTTAATACTCTTATAACTTTATTATTTATATCTAGTTCTGCGTAATGTGCCATATTATGATACTGTTAAATTTCCAGGCACCGTAAAATTAGCTACTTTACAACCTCCAGCCGGTGCCGGTAATGTTGTAACTGTGTTTGTTCCAGGACTTGCTGATAATGATGCTGAACCTGGTGCTCTAATAATAACTATACCTGATCCGCCTGATCCACCAAAAGGTCCTGATCCACCAGAAGCACCTCCTCCACCTCCTGTATTATCTGTACCTGCTGTACCTCCCACATTAATAGCTCCACCTGCTCCTCCTCCACCTGGGCCACCTGTTCCTCCACTTTGATTACCACCATATTGAGTTCCACCTCCACCCCCACCTCCTGCATAAATAGAAGTTGGGGCAGGATTTCCTGCTATTAAATTTGTTGATCCTGGTCCACCTGGTCCTGCTGGATTTGCTGACTGAGGAGATACTGCAACACTAGGTGTTCCTGCTCCACCTGATCCTCCACCTCCACCACCTTTACCTCCTCCTGGTGCTGGTTGATTATTTATATTTCCTGATCCACCTGGATTACCTTGTGGTGGACTAACTGGCGGAGTATTTCCTGTTCCTCCAGGTGTACAACTAATTTGACCACCCCACCCTCCACCTGAACCTCCATTTTGATCTGTGTTACCTGGTGTATATCCACTACATTGTCCTATACCTATTCCTCCACCTGCGGCTGTAATTGTTGAAAAAATTGATGCAGTTCCTTTTGTTGCAGAAACAGGATTAGTATTACTTCCTGTTCCTCCTGCTCCTACTGTAATTGGATAAGTTCCTTTTAGTAATACTATTTTGGTACCACCTGGAAAAGAAGTTCTGTAACCACCTGCTCCACCTCCTCCGCCCATGTTAAATCCACCTGCTCCACCTCCAGCTACTACTAAATAATCTACTTCAAGAGGTTTAACTCCTGCTGTAAATCCAAATCCTTTTGCTGAGGCTCCTCCGCGTGTTGAATTTAAAGGCATTCTTTCTACTCCTATTTAAATTGAGTTTGAGACGCTAAAACTGTATAAGTTGATGCTGCTGTTTTAATTGCTGTGAAAGAATAGGTATCTATGCCACTAGCATTACCCGCTGTTGGTGCTGATCCACCTTGCCATTTAGTTGATACGTTTGTTGAAGTACCATCAACAGTTACAAAAGTTGTGTAATAAGCTGTTGCTCCTTGAGTTGTTAGGAAAGCAGCTGTTGCAGCATCCCCAACAGATAATATTGAATTTAAAGCTGTTGAAGAACTTCCTCTAAGATTAACTGTAAAAGTTCCTGTTGCTGCTGTTGTATAATATAAAACAGCTTGAGTTAATAAATCATAGTTTACTGTTCCTGTAAGTACTACAGCGGTTGTAGTAGTTTTTTCTAAAACTTGTTGAATTTTTCCAGTGCCATTAAATGTAACTGCCCCTGTTCCTTTTGGAGTAAAATTTATACCAACATTTGCATCACCACCTGATGCTGTAAAATTTGGATTATTACCAGTTGCAGCATTAGCAAGAGTTATTTCATTTACTGCAGAACCTGTTGCTGTAAATATTAATTCTTCATTACCATTTACATCAGCAATAAAACCACCATCTGCATATTTAGGTGCAGTAAATGTTTTATTAGTTAAAGTTTGTGGTGCTGTAAGATTTACAAATGCTAAATCTACTGCATCTGTTCCATTTAAATAAACTAATTTAGTTGTTTTATCAGTTGTTCCAAATATTACAGAGGCCCCACCTACTTGGTTTAATGCTAAAGTATAAGCACCTGTTGTACCATTATCTAAAATGTAAGTTTTTTCAATTCCAGAAGCTACATAAACAGTAGCGTTTGCTGCTAATACTCCTGTAAATTTAATAACAGCATTTCTAGCTTCTGATATTGTAGCATCAGTCATTGCTAAAGTTGTGTTAGTAGATGTAAGTGCTATGGATTGATATCC